AGTTGGTAGAGCGCTCGACCGATAATCGAGTGGTCGTAGGTTCAAACCCTGCCCTGTCAACCAAGCCCCGATGGCGAAATGGTAGACGCACTGGTTTCAGAAACCAGCAGCTAGAGGTTCGAGTCCTCTTCGGGGCACCAATTTGACGGCGTAGCTCAGTGGCAGAGCATCGGCCTCATAAGCCGAGTGTCGAAGGTTCAAGTCCTTCCGTCCGTCTCCAATACGTAGGTGGCTGATTGGTAAGGCAGCAGATTGTTAATCTGTCCCCATGAAGGTTCGAGTCCTTCCCTACGTGCCATTCTCGGTTCGTCTAACGGTAGGACCCTTGGCTCTGAACCAAGTTATCGAGGTTCGAATCCTTGACTGAGAACCAAACTATGGGGGTGATGCGATGGCAGCGAGCCGGTCTCCAAAACTGCGCTCTCTAGGTTCGAATCCTAGCTCCCCTGCCACTCACTTGCCGGGCTTGTCATCCTCGTAGAGGGCAACCACCATATCCCACAGGGTCTCACGGTAGTGCCATGCGACAACGGCGACAACGGCAACGATGATGTAGCTGATCATGTCTTCTCTCCCTCTACTTCAATTCCATTTCACGAACGCTGAACGTGTTGCTGTGCTCGCACATGCGTACCGGAACCGCGTCGATGCGATTGATGGTCCAGCAAATCTCCACACGATAGGTGCCCACAGGCGGCTTGCAATCCGGCAGCGGCTCACGGTACATCAGCCAGCTAAGGGTCACCCCTTCCCTCGGCAGTTGCTTGGCGGGATCGTAGTTGAAAGTCTTCGTGCTCGGGCAAATGACATTCAGGTTAGCCGCGTCCTGAATCTCCGCAGTGAAGCTGCCGCTGAATGCCTGCTTGACTTCACGGTCGTAGAGCACCACCGGGTTTTCGCCAAGGGTGAAGTTGGGGATGCCGATCTGGTTGACCACGAAGTAGTCACTGGCCGGTGCGGTGTCTCGACGGTACTGCTGCACCTGTCCCGTGAGCCACATGAGTGACGCACCGATCACGAGGATGTACGCGAGGTCCCTCCAATGGAAGTTAGCGCTATTCAGTCCATCCTTTATCTTCTCAAACATGGTGACCTCCATTACTTCAGGTTGACCAGCCACATATGCAGACCATCCTTCAGCGCATCCCACAGGAAGTACATGAGCCCGAGCAGTGCCGTGCCGGACACATAGAGCATGGACTTCTTGATGTTCTGCTTGAGGGCGATAGAGCCCGCGCGCTGGTCATCAAGGAAGGTGAGGTTGTCACGGAACTTTCGCATCGACTCCTTGCTGTTCACGTCGATGTCTAGTTTCTCAAACAGAGACGCAAGAGCATGCTCCGCAGCGGTGACGGCGATAGCTTCCACCTCAGCCTTCGTGAACACATCGTTCTCGCCGTTACGTTCCATAAGCGATCCCCTTACTTCTTGTTGAATGCGTTTCGGACAATATCAGTTATGGCCCCGGCAGTGCTGAAGGTGGTGACAGCACTCGTAACCATTTCCGCACCACGAACAATGAAGAAGCTCATGATGATTTCACCGGACCAAGAGTAGATCGGCTCAGGCGGCGCGGGTACACTCCAGTTCGGAAACTGGAAGATAGTGTCTGCCCACACACATCCCCACCATGCGATGATCGGGTATGCAATGAGCGGGACGATCCAACGGGTGGCCCACCAACCCATGTTTATTTGATGCATCTCCTTCTTGATTTGAGAGAGTTGCACATTGGCCTTGATGGACTCCTTGGCGACTTCACCTTGGACGATTGCCTTCTGCGTTCGGTAGTCCATCACCCCCTTGAACATGGTGACGAGCGGGCCGAAGAAGAAGCTGAGAACTGCTTTGAAAATCCACATGGTTACACCTTCCCGTCAGATGCCATACCTGCCTTGTACTTCTTCCAGACGCCGACAAGGGTCAGGATCACACCCACGACCACGAGGGCAACCACGGCATAGGTGATGAGGTGCGAGTAGTCGGCCACCGACTGGAGCGAGTCAGTCTGCTCCTTGATGATGTCCACGACCGCGCCCGTGCCGGTGACTCCGGTGCCGGTCTTTACCGCCGTGTCGCCGCCACGAACGTCAAGGGAGGCAATCAGACGGTCCACGGCCTCATCCGTCATCTTCCCGTACTTGCCGTCTGCAACGAGCCCGTTGGCCTTCTGGAAGGCCTTCACGGCAGCCTTGGTGCGAGCGCCTGCAACGCCGTCCACCTCACCCTTGTAGAAGCCAAGGCGCTTGAGGTCGCGCTGGTACTGCTTCACGGTGTCATTGCCGCCTGCCGGTACGCCGTCAGAGGTCACGAGACCGCCGAGGACCTTGACGTAGTTCTTGTAGGCCGAGGCGATCTTCTCGCCGTAGCGGTTCTTGCGGCTGGCCGGGCCGTTGTACTGATCAGCGAACGACTGCCACCCCTTGGACTGAAGCTCATCCACGAGGCCGAACTTCAGGATGTACTTGGCCATGATTTCAATCTGGCCATCGACGCCGGACTTGGCGAGCGTCACAAGGGCATCGACCGAGCCGAAACCAAGCTTCTTCCAATGGGCACCCATGACCTGACCGAGGCCCCACGAGGTGGACTCGTAGGCAGCCTTCTTGTCGATCTTGGCGGCGCGCTCCAGAAGGGCATAGCGAGCCCCGTAGGAGCCCGGATTCTTGACGGCACCTGCCTTCGGGCTGGCGAGGCCAGCAGCCACCGCAGCGGCCAGCTTGTCGCCCTTGAGACGCTTGTGGAAGTAGTGACCTTCGAAGCGGATGGGCGGCATCTTCTCACCGGCCACATCCCACAAGGGGTTACCGGCAGACTCGACCTCACCGACCGCGAGCAGCGCGGCAGCTTCGACGTTGATTTCGGCAGCGGTCTTCTTGACCTTGGCAATCACAGCATTGGAGAACATATGGGAAACTCCTTTTGAAACAGGAGCCCACTCTAGCCGCCCATGGACGGCCCCGTCAACCCGGCCAATTTAGCTGTAGTCTTTGGCCTCTTCGATCCAATAGGCACCACCCGTAGCAAAGAACTGAGCACCGGCATTGGTTCGGGCATAGAAGTCATACTGGACGCCGGACGAAGTGACGATGATGGTGCTCGCACCGCACACGTTATCGGTGCCTGCGTTCTCAGCGCCTGCCCTGAACATGCCGGGGAAGTTACCCGTGCCGTTCTTGGTGATCCACAGGTTCCAAGTGCCTGAAGAGGAAGCACCATGGGTGCCGTGCCCGCCCATGCGAACGGCAGTCACACCCGAGGGCACCACGAAGTTGCTATTGCCGGAAGTGAACCACCCGCCGACATTGACAGCTTCATTGTTCATCGGCTGAAGGGTATCAGTGGAGGCGGTCATGCCCGAGCCGTTAGAAGATCGGCCAGCAATGGCGTACTGCAATCCAGACTCAAGCTCTTCGACAGCGAACCAAGAGTTGTTGCCGGTCTGCAAGGTCGAAGACGAAGTGGTCAAAGCATAGACCTCAACATAATCACCAGCGCTCAGAGCAATCGGCGGCGAGATGAGGTTGATGTAATCACCCGCAAGGTCAACACGAGGGCAGATGTAGTTGAGCTTCGAACCATTGATGCGAAGCTCAATCTGGATTTCGCCACCAGAAGAGTTCACTTGAAGGTTGGCGGTAAAACGGAATAGGCCGGTGGTCCCCGAGGGGATGGTGATGCGGGACGTGTTGGTGCTGTTGTCATGGAATGCGAGGTCATCATATTCTTCCGCATCCCACGTGACCTGAGTCAGGCTGGTGCCGATAGACAGAGTGGTGCTGCGCTTCAACAGCGCACAGTTGAGGCCGCTCTTCAGAAGCTCAACCGAAATCCAAGAGTTGTTCGTGTCACTACCTTGCCCGGAGAACCCAAAGGCATCACCAGTGGCCACCGTCACAGGTGCAGAATGAGCCGTGGCAAATTTCTGGTTGGTGCCCGAGATAGCATCAACTTCAGTGCGCGGGTTACCCATGAAGCTCGCGCTGTTTTTCTGTGCGTACAAATCGGCAGCCGCGTTACCCGCGAGGGACACACGTACACGACGACCATTCCATGCGGAAGGGATGGTGATGGTCCCACCAGACTGAATGTTGGGCGTGTCCACAATGTCCGTGTTGGCACCATCGGCGTTTGAGTACCAGCCTACAACCGCCGCCGCGAACCTGAATGCGTTGATGATGAAGCTCATGTTCCTATCACCCGTTGGTCGGATAGCCGATCAGGTAAACCTTGAGGCCCTGACCAGTGGTGGTGCTGCCGACAGCATCAATGTCGATGGTGATTTCCGCGTCATCGGCCAGCGAGGTATCCGAGATGACACGCGGCGTGGCAGCCGTGGTCGTGGTCTTCTCGGAAGCATCGAACGTGAGCTTGGTCGAGATGATGCTGGTGCCGGACTCGTTCACGTCCACAGTGAGCAAGGTGCCACCCGTGGCCACAGTGGCCACGCTTGCGCGCACATCGGTGACAGTGAAAGCAAACGGCATGCGGAAGGTGGTCTTCGCGGTGCCGGTCGAGAGGTTGCTGGTCTCATCCGAAACCGCAATGGCGATGACCTGAGTGTTCGGAACAGTCGGCTTACCATTCGCCCTCCAGAAGCGGACATAGACGTTGTCGCCGCTGTCCTGAGTCACGAAGGCCATGTCGCCAGCAGCCGTGACCACGCTCGCGCCGCCGTCGATGACGAGGGTCGTGGCATTGTAGGTCAGGGTGAGCGCACCGTCGAAGATGAGCCACGCAGAACGGCCATCCTTGGCAGTGCCGAAGTCGATGTCAGTGATCGTGGTGGTGCCGGTGATGTGGAAGAGTCCACCTTCACCGAGACTCACAGTCGCGGCGGAAGCCACGTTGGAGCCCTTCTCCCAAAGAGCCGCCAAGGCATCAGGCGTGACGCCCTTGGTCGTGTTGGTGCCCGTCAGGGCTTCGGTGGTGGACGCGGCGAGGAAGGAACCACCACCGTCAATCGCGGTGCCATCGGCGCGCTGGTAGACAACGCAGTAGACGTTGTCCGCCGCATCCTGAATGAACAACGCACGATCATTCGCGGCAGTCGTGATGTTGGCCGCGCCGGGCAGGAGCAGAGTGGTGGCATTGTGCGTCAACGTGAGGATACCGTCAAAGATAACCCAAGCCCAACGGCCATTCTTGGCAGTAGCCCAGTCAATGTCCGTGATAGCAGTGGTGCCGGTGATGTGGAAGTATCCACCTTCAGCAAAGGAGATGGTGCCCGCCGAAGCAACGTCAGCACCCTTCTCCCACAGAGCCGCAATCGCGTCAGCCGTGGCAGCCTTGGCCGCATCCGTGCCGGTCAGGACTTCGGTCGTGCTCGTGAGCGAGATGCTGGAGCTAACCAGAGCAGTACCATCGGCGCGCTGATACCAGACGCAGTAGACGTTGTCTCCGGCGTCCTGAACGAACATGGCACGGTCGCCAGCGGCAGTCGTGATGTTCGCGCCGGTCGGCAGGATGAGCGTGGTGGCATTGTGAGTCAGGGTCAGGATGCCATCGAAGATGAAGATGCCAGCACGGCCATTCTTGGCGGTAGCCCAGTCGATGTCCGTGATCGTGGTCGTGCCGGTGATGTGGAAGTAACCACCTTCACCAACCGAGATGGTGGCAGCCGAAGCGATGTTCGAACCCTTCTCCCAAAGAGCCGCCAAAGCATCCGGCGTGACTGCCTTCGTTGCATTGGTGCCGGTGAGGACTTCGGTCGTGGACGCGGCGCTGATGCTGGCCGAGACAATGGGCGTACCATCGGCGCGCTGATACCAGACGCAGATGACGTTGTCGGACGAGTCCTGAACGAACATCGCCGTGTCACCGGCAGCCGTGGTGATGCTGGTCGCGCCCGGCAGCTTCATGGTCGTGGCATTGTAGGTGAGCGTGAGGATGCCGTCGAACACAAGGACCGCAGCGCGACCGTTCTTGGCAGTATCCCAGTCGATGTCATTGATGGTCGTGGTGCCGGTGATGTGGAAGAGTCCACCCTCACCGAGCGAAGTGGTGCTGGCCGAAGCAACGGCGGCACCCTTCTCCCACAGAGCAGCGAGAGCATCCGGCGTGACGTAGGTGGCAGTGTCGGTGCCCTGCAAAACTTCCGTGGTCGTGGACGCAGAGAGGCCAGACGAATTGATCAGTGCAGTACCATCGGCGCGCTGATACCAGACGCAGTAGACGTTGTCCGCGTTGTCCTGAATGAACGCAGCGCGATCACCGGCAGCAGTCGTGATGTCCGCACCGCCCGGCAGCACGAGGCTGGTAGCGTTGTGCGTGATGGTGAGCACACCATCGAAGATGAGCACAGCTTCGCGGCCATTGGTAGCCGTAGCGAAGTCGATGTCCGTGATGCCCGTGGTGCCGGTGACATGGAAGTAGCGGCCATTGCCAACGCTAATGGTGGCAGCGGACGCGATGTCCGAACCCTTCTTCCACAGCGAGGCCAGCTTGGCCGGATCAACCGCACGACTCGTGGCAGTGCCAGCAAGGACCTGCGCATTAGTCGCGTAGGTGGTAGCAGTCTGGTTCAACTGCTTGAAGGTCAGGGTGGTTACCCCAACGGTGATCGGGTTGTTCGTGGAAACCATCCACAGAGTATCGGCATTGGCAGTACCTTCCGTGACGGTGACGAGCACACCGGCATAGACCTCAGACGTACCGTCATCAAAGTCAGTCGCGCGAGCAGGCACAGCACCGACAACGTAGATACCATTCTCCGCACCCGTGCTCTGGTTCTTGACGAGAACACGGTCGTTCGTTGCGAGAACTACACCATCAATCGTGTCGCCGTTGTTCAGTGCCGTCGAGATGGTGATGTTCGCAGTGGTGGCCGCGCGGCAGGTGAGAGAGGTGTCAGCCGGAAGCACGATGGAGTCAGCTTCGAACACGCGGCGCACACCCGTGGCGGTGACATAGATAGCGCCGAGGACGCCCGCACTGATCACGACTTCATCGGCGGTCGAGTCATCCGTGATGGTCAGGTCCACGCCAAGGTCGTTGTCCACAAGAATGAGACCACGCTGAACGGCAGCCATCTTCAGGACCGGCGCGACTTCAGACGTGGAACCCGACATGACGAAGACGCTGTTCTGACGAAGCTGAGTGGTGGTCAACACCTTCAGCGCGTCGGCACCGGACCACGAGACAGTCAGTTCAGCCGTGATGGCAGCATCAAGCACACCATCGCTGTTGTTGATTGCCAGTTCCTTTTGCGTCTGCGAGACGCTGACTTCCGTGCGTCCAAGGTTGTTCGACATGCTCTCTCCTTACGTGTCCTGAATCGTGACGCGAGTGATGCGGCCCGGTCCATATCCGCTTGCCGTAGCAAGGCTGGTAGCCTGCTGTACCATAACGTCTAGGTACTTAAAAGACGCAAACTCGCTGTAGCCAATATCAGCCACAAGCTCATTTTCATCAGCATTTGCCGCGATGTAGTCGCCAGCCTGAGCCGTGAAAGTCGATCCCGAACTGGACAGGTTGTCAGGAACTTCGAACTCGTAAAGCTCAGCGGTGCGGATTTCGGCCAGCGTCAGCGTGAGGCTGGTGGCCCCGGTGACTTCGAACTCGACAGCAGTACCCTCAACCAGCGTCGGACGCCACAGGCCGGAACTGAAAGCCCACGTGTAGTACGGCCAGCGGTAGATGGTCACGAGATAGTTGTCCTCATCGTTCGTCGGCAGGGCAACAGCATCCGTACCATCCTGCAAGTGAAGGATGTTGCGGCCACGGCGGTCCCACGAAATTTCGATGTCGCCGGTCAGGTCATCAATCGAGCGCGTGATGGTGGGCACAGTGGGAACCCACGGCAGGGCTGCATACCCATGCAGGGCAACCGTCTTGCTGTTGATCGCGGCTTCGGACTGAGTCGGCCCGACTGCCTTGTAACGCAGTGAGCTTTCCACCTGAGTGATGGACAGCGGCGTGAGGTCCGTGAACAGTTCACCGATCAGGATGAGCGTGTCACCGATCTTGTGCCCGTCAACCGCGAAGTCCGTGCCATTGCGGGCGCGCACGAGGTTGGACAGGGTGTAGGAGCCGTCAGCGTTCTCCGTGACGGTCATGAACTGGATGAGTTCCCAACGGCCATTGGCACCATACGCGGCAAGGTTCGCGCCGTCGAGCATGTCAGACTCGGTGCAGCTTGCCAGCAGGGTTTCGTCACCGGCTTTCACAACCACGTTGAAGGAGTTCACAGTGTCCGTCTGGAGCAAGGAGTCAGGCACGGTCGGAATCGTCAGCGCCACAGCAACGCAGCCTTCGTTCGTGTTGGCCACTGCCTCATAGAACGGCGTAGTCAGGATAGACAGGTATGCGCTGGCACCCAACCATGCAGTGGTCTTGAGGATGGGGCTCAGGTGCAGGTAGAGCGTGAACTGGTTGGTGTAAGCCAAGTCATGGTTCGACTTGAGCAACGGGATGTCGAGGATGTAGAGGTCCCCGCCGAGGTCGAACGGAATCTGCTGATTGTAGCCGTTGCCCGCGTCCGCATTGAACTCGACTGCCTCATCCGACTGGAAGCTGGTGCCACGGATGCCAATGGAGAAGTCGTTGTTGTACGTGACCTCAGCAGCCTTCACCGTATAGGTGAGCGGGCCGATGATGACAGAGCCTACGTCACCCGGTTCCACCTTGAAGAATTTCTGAGGCAGACGGAAATCATACGAGACGCGCGAAGACCACGCCGTCCACAGCGCACGGTTGGCGAGGGTCTTAGCCTCAACCGCAGTCATGGCAATGGGCACCTCGTAAGTAATCTGTTCGTTCGAACCGTTGGTCTGGATGAACTGCGAGCGAGTAGCGAACTGCATTGACCAGTTATACGACAGGTTCTTGTCGAGGTAACGCAGAAGGACACGCTGAGGCACAGCGATTTCCTCTTCACGGCGGGACGTGAAGGTCGCACCATCCGGCGTGTTGTTCGACGGCAGCAGGGTCTCACCATCGGCCACCTGAAAATCGGTGCTCGAATAGCCGACCGGCTTACGCAGAAACTTCACCTGACCATCAGACTCGATCACGTCGATACGGTAGATGGCCGAGCATGCGTTGATGACCGCGCGATAAGACGTAATCTGCGAGATGACCGCGCCGTCAATCTCATCATCAATCTCCGGGTCCACGTAGATTTCGCTGATGAGGTATCCGGCGTAGAGAGCCATGCCGGTCAAGAAGTCAGCCAGCGGCATACGGGCGTCACCGAGGCGGTCATAGTAGAACAGCGAGAGAGCATCATCCATGCTGTCCGACTGACCAGTGCCATTCACGCCCGCACCGCTCGTGCCGATGCCCGCGAACATCCTCATCTTGGAAGAGAACATGCGAGTGCTGTTATCCACCGCGTACCGGGTGCTGGTATCGGTGAAGGTCGTGATAGTCATAAAGGTGATGTCGAGTTCGTGAGTGCTGCCATCGCTGACCGTCTGCCAAGCGAGGTAGCCGTTCGACATATCATGCAGGAAATTGAAGTGGTCATGGGCAGGCGGCAGCTTGCCTACCGCACTCACCGTGGCGATCAGGTCGCCTTCCGGGTCGTACTTGTTGCAGGTGCCATTGTCCAAGAAGACGATGTAGACATCTTCGTATGCATGATAGTAGACGTTGTTGATGCCGGAACCACAGTCCTTCCACAGGCTCTTAGTGAACCCCGTGATGATGTTCGAAGCACCGGACTTAGTGCGGCCAGCGCCGGTCTTGATGCGATGACGATAGATGTAGTTCTCGTCAACGATCATCATATCCGAATAGCCGTAGCCCACGGTGCCCGGACAGAACGAATCGTAGTTCACCCCCGACTCGATGAAGCCGATGTCAAGCCAGCCGGTATCCCCACTGAGGTGCAGGACTGCAATGCCCGTTCCGGTGTAGAACGACTGGCAGTAGATATAGGTGTCCACACTGTACTGGCCGTAGACCAACTGAGCCGAGTAGAACTTCGGGTAGTTGATGTAGCCCTGAAAGTGTTCGATGTCACTGGTGACCGTCAGCGTGTTGGCGGGATATGCATGAGCGCCCGTGCCGAAAATCTTGGAGCCAACCCAGTTGACAGGCACACCCGTAAGCGGGTCCATGAGCGCGATAGGGCCACGGCCCAGTCCGCCTTGCGGCATACCCACTATGACATTGAGCCACGGGATGTAGGTCATGCCGTAGTCACCTACGCTGGTGCTCTGCACACCCAAGATGTGAGCAAGGTCATCTTCGGTAGTCTGATTCGAGTTGTTATCCCAACCCACGCCGTCACCTGAGTTGAGATAAGCAGTGTTTACCAGAGTACCATCAGCCATGCTGTAGGTTCGAACGGTATCCTGCGTGTTGCTACCATCCGGGCGCACCGAGTAGTAGAGCATACGGTTCCAATCCGCAAATCCGAAAGACTGACTCCGGGAACCCGCCACATCAGCGCTCGGGTAGATGTTGGTCACAGTGTAGGTGGCCGAGGTCGCATCACCAATCTCAACCGAAATGGACGGCGGACGGTTGCCCCACATGGCCACCGGCAAATCCTTGATCACCATATACATGAAGTCGCGGAAGGCAGGCACCATACCCACGCCCATCTTCGCTTCCATGGTCGGGTCCGGCAACTGTGCCGGGTCTGCCGGATAGAAGTCGAAGTTGAAGCCCTGAATTTTCACCTGACCCGTGCCACGCCGATCATAGATGAGCGAGCCGTCCGCCCACACTCGCAGCACGTCGCGCTTGGTGGCATCCGTGTTGCCGGGCACACCAAAGCTCACCGCGTAGGTGGCAAAATACTGGTACTCAGAAGTCTTCTCGGTCGGGCCACCGGAGCCGCCTGACTTCGTCTTCTTGATGTTCTCACGAAGCGGGATGGCCCACAGGATGTTGCCATAGAGACGGCGCACACCGAACGTGATGGGGATGGGCAGTCCATACAGCGAGAACGGAATGTTCAAATCCTTGAGGCGCGGGCCGACCGTCTTCTTGTCGCCGTCAGCTTCAACGATAGAGTAGCCCGGAATGTATCGGTCGTCGGGCGGGTCGATGACCTTGAACTCAATGACATCGTTGCCCTCGGGAACCCACCCGGTGTAGGACATGTCCATCTGGAGTTCGAACAGGTCCCACCTGTCAAACGAACTTCCAGAATCTCCAAACGGTCCAATAGACATTACGCGAGTTCCCTGTACCTGAAGGCAGCAATGAGCATCCTTCTTACCTTATCCGACAGGGGCTCTTCAACCACCTTTCTCGCATCGACGCTGGCATGGATGATGGTGGGGCTGTCCCCGATGTGGCTGGCCATGACGACATGCTGAGGGAAGATGGGGATACGCATGACGAGAATGTCCGCGTCCTGAATGTCTTTCAGGTCCTTCACCCGGACGCCGAACGGCGCTATGGCCCGCATGAAGTCATAGTTCTTAGCTACCCTGCCATAGTCTACAGAGTCGTCGTAGGTGTGCAGGCCTAGCTCTTTGCCCACGACATAGGGAACACCGATGCAATCAATGCCGCGATGCGACCGGCCCTTGTGCTTCCACGGGGTCCCGATATAGGTCCGCGCAAGCTCAAGGCACTTCTCACGAAGTACCAGTCTGGAGGAAGTCAGTGATGAAATCGGGTCCGGGGACAAAAGGCTCACCTCGAAAATTTGCAATGTTGTTGAACTTGACGCGGCAAGTTGCGACAGTCTTATCACAACCGGCCACGAGTTCGAAAGTATCTCCAACCTGAATGTCGAAGGGGAAGCGAAGCGAAAGGTAAAGCGAGTCCTGCCCGCCGCCGTATGCGAACTGGTTCAGCACCTCCATGGAGATGCCATCATTGTCCCCGCTCGTGAAGGTGATGACTCCGTGGGTATAGAAGCCATTGGCGGGATCACCGACAAGGGTTGCGCGAAGCTTGGTCTGGTTGTCGATGACGTTCACCGTGCCCGTGGTGGTGAAGGCAGCCAGCGACACGGAGCACCGGCTATCGCCAAGATCGGCACGGCACTGAGCCGAGTAGTATTCCCCGATGCGGGTATCACCACGGGTAAGTAGGCCACGGATTTCGAACTGTCCCTTCTTGCGGTTGGTTACCGTGATGGTGGAAAGCATGCCGGTGAGCAGGATGAGCTTGCCGTAGGTCGGGTACTCGTAGTCCACCACAGCGAACTCGATAACCGCCTTGTCATAGATGCCGCGCGCAATATCGACTTCCGAGATGCCGGTGTCAGAGAAGATGACATTGCAGTTCGTAGCCTGAATGCCATTGTTGGCCGAAGACGTGATGGCCGCGACCGCGAGTGACTCGTCGCGCGAATAGGTGTTGCCATCGTAGACCACGTCTTGGTCATGATCCGTCATGCGGAAGATAGTGCCATCCGTGCGCGTGATGGTGATGATGTGACACAGCGTGGTCGTCCCGCTGCTGAGGCGGGTCTGAAGACTGGCATTGATGGTGCGGCTCATTCACGGACCTCTTCGATGGGGATGTTCGGGATCGAGCCCGCGTTCCAAATTTCCATTTCCACGTCGAGGGTATCAGACGCGAAGTGACACGGGATGTCGAACTCACCCTGCAAGGTGATGACGTGACCATTGAGCGGAGCGACTCCAAATCGAATGATGCCACCAGTGATGAGGGACCAGTTGGCTTCCGACACGGCCACGCCGTTGTCGTAGACCATGAGAGTCGACTCGATGGGGCGCTTGACGGGGCGCGTGAAGGGCAAAATGCTATCGTCATAGTACCTGATGCACGAGAAGTCCGTGGTGGCCCCATTGCCGGTGCCAAGAGCCTCGCCGTCGAACTGGTAGTCCGACCAGTCACGGAACAGGAAGCCACGCAGACGGCCACGGCGCGCATAGAAAAACTTGATGACATCACGAAGGTTGTCCTTCGACTGAATGCCATAGCCCACCTGTCCGCGATAGAGCGGGTAACTCCAGTTCTGATTGGTCACGAGGCTGCCGCCGTCAGTACGGTTCACAATCGTGCTGAACTGGGGACCGCCGCGCACACCGCGCTCGACATCCACCGGCATCCTTACTGCGTCAATAATCATCGCCTACCTGCCCTTCGATTTGCGCGGTCAACCATGCTGGCCACCTGAGACTCAATCTGAGCCTTGTTCTGCCGGAAGCTCTCGGCATTCGGCGTGTTGACCGTCATGGAAACCTGCACACGGTTATCCTGTGCGCCAGTACCCTTGGCACTCTGCATGACATCCACCGCACCCGCATCCGGGCGAGGGGCATTGGCGAGGCCATACGGGTCATTGGTGCCGTAGTCCTTGCCGCCCTGCCACGGAGTCAAAGTCTGGAAGTCCTGAATCTTGGAGGCAACCTTCATCATCTCCGGCAGGGCCGCTTGGAACTGATCGTAGTTCGCGCCAGCTTCACGATAGGTCTTCAGCGCGGCCACGGCAGCATCCGACTTCTCGGCCAGATAGTTGACGAGTTCCTTCTGCTGCTCAATCTCACCCAAGATGTCGATGTTGCTGTACGCGAAAGCATCAAGGCCGTAGCGCTCAAGAGCGGCCTGCAACAGCGCGAGCTTGGCATTCGCCTCAAGAGCCTGAGACGCATAAGGGTCGTTGGCGTCATAGCTGCCGCTGTAGTTCGGGCCGTACTGATCCGTCATGTTCTCACGGTACGCATCATCACCCTGAAGGACCTTGTTCTCCTTCATCCACTGCGCATAGTCACCCGGAAGGGCATACTGCTCTTCACCGTCCGCGTTCTTGCCCGCGTTCACATAGTAGTAGTATCCACTGCTCAGGTTGCGCGGATCATCGGTGTAGTTGTTGCCACCGGGTTCGAATCCATGTACGCTCTGGCTCACATAGCTGCTGTTCAGCGAATAGCCGGTGCCCTTGAAGGACTGAGAGTTCTGATAAGCAACAGCCGAGTTCCTGAGCATCTTGGCACTGTTGTCATTCTGGACAGCAATCTCCTGAGCCACCTGATTGTTGGCAGACGCAGCCATCTTGTTGCTGGCCACGACCGCGTTGGCCATGCGGTTGATGGCCTTGACGATCAGCACAGTGTTGTCGTTCGCGGCGGTCGTGCCATTCGACTGGAGCGCATGGTTCGGAATGATGTTGCCGGTCGCACCAGCAGTGAACAATTCCGGCCCGCGCTCGCCCACGAGATAGGTGCTGCCGGACAGCACAGGGCCACCACCAGCGCGCTTCTCGACAGGAGCACTGCCCGAGCCGCTGCCCGAACCACCAGAGCCAGCCGCTGCCTTGGCCGCTGCAAGCTCACGGTAAGCCGCCGCGAGGTTGCGGATGCCAGCAGACGAGTCATTGGCCGCATTGCCAGCCGCATTGAAACCAGCAGCAGCAGCCTCACCGGCAGCCTTGGCCGCGACCATGAGGGGGTTCAACTGAGCCATGAAGTCAGCGAAGTCCTTCACCTGCTTTGCAGCGGTGGTCGAGGACTCTGCACTGGACTGCATGGCAGATGCCAACGTGCGCGAAGCAGTGGCCGCGCCGGACGCCTGCTTGTTCACATTGCTCATGGACCCGCCAAGCTGATCGGTCGGGGCCTTGGCAGCCGTAGACGCGGCAGCCGTGTTCGTGACGGCAGTACCCGCATCCGTGGTGTACTTAGCCCAGTCCTTGCTCACACGAGCGAGGTTGTTGAAACCATCTTCCGAAGACTTCATCGCCGTGCCCGCACGAAGCAGACCTTCACCGGCCATACGGTATCCAGTGTCAACCTTCTTGATTTCTTCAGCCAAATCAGCCGCTGCCGTCTTGGCTGCGTCAGTGCCGGTCTTGGCACTGGCCAACGGATTGACCATACCTACAATGCTATCGCTCGCACCCTTCACAGCGGCCCCGGCATCATTCGCAGCCTTGCCACCATCAAGCAGGCTCTGCGCATAGCTGACGATTTCCGTGCGGGCAACAGCCATGTTATGCACGGTCTCATTCGAAGCGAGTCCAAGAGCATTCAATGCGCGCGCCACGACCTCAGCACCGACCACGAAGGGCACGAAGGCGAACGTGATGATGTTGGTGAACGCCGCGATCAGCAGAGCGATGGTCTTGCCCACCGTCTCAATCACATTCGAGAACGTGAACCAAGACGGCAGCGAGTCACCAATGGCCGAGACCATCTTGAAGTAGGCATCCACGATGGTCGTGAAGGCAGTGTAGAGGCCATCAATCGCGCGCTTCACAGCAGGCACGTTGTTGTAAAGGGCTACCAACGCCACACCCGCCGCCGCGATGGCAGCAACCCACACAGTGATGGGGTTGACCAAGAAGGCAGCCTGCATGAGAGCCATGGCACTCGACAGCGAACGCACCCCGCCCGCGAGCGAGATGAAGGCACCAAGCGCACCAGACGATGCACTGATCCATCCAGCCATGGTGGCCGCATAACGAACAGCCACGAGGGCAGCGGCAGCCGCGACCACGATGTTCAAGTTGTTGCCGACAAAGGTGAGCGCACGGCTGAGTCCACCGAAGATGCCCGTGCCGCGATTGATGTCACCGAACATCTCGATAGCGCCGGTCCTGATGGCGATGAACCCCTCTTCGATAGTCGGCAGAGTCTTGTCGAACTCCTTCTGAAGCTCGGGTGCGGCGGCAGCCACAGCCTTGATGACACGCTCGGTCTCAAGGATGCCGGGGTTGGCCTTGGCGAAGGCGATCAACTGACCACCGCTGATGCCGAACTCCTTACCGATTGCGGTAGCAAGGGCGGGTAACTGCTCGGCCACGGAACGAAGCTCGTCACCACGCAGCGCGCCGGACGCGAGAGACTGCGTGAACTGAATCATGGAGTTTCGAGCTTCCATGGAGGTTGCGCCACCGACCTTGACAGACAGGGCGAGGCCCTTCATGACCTTCTCAAGGTACTCCGTCGAGTAGCCGAGGCCTTCCGTCGAACGAAGAAGACGAGCATAGGTGATCGCGTTGCCTTCAATGTCGGTACGAGTCTGCCGGGAAATCTGCGAGACAAACTGCTGAGCCCTGTTGAACTCTTCCAAGGACTTCGTGGCCACACGCAGACGGTTGTCCATGCGAGTCGCTGCGTCGATGATGTCCACGAGTCCGGTGGCCGCGCGGATGGTAGACGCCACGACGAGGGCCTGCCGAAAGAACTGGAGCGCGCTGGCCGACTTCTGAGCGGAAGCACCGACCTGACCAATCGCAGCCGCCGTCGCCTGAGCGCCGGACTGGGTGACGACAATCTGGAAGGTATGGGTGGCCACTCTGTTCTATTCCTTCTTGATGATGGTGATAGAAATAGCACGTGCTCCCATGGCCTGCAATCCCTTGGCTACCATGCCCGTAGGACGGTGTTTTGCGTCACCGTATTCGAGCACTCCAATGTAGGGGACGTTGTTCGTGATGTAGGCTGCCTTCCCGCCCTTGTAGCCCGCCATGGCTGCCTTTCCCCGGCTCTTGGTCACCGACCTAGCCGCCGAGGCTCCAGAGCCGCCCACAGAGCCCTTAACGTGAGGGGCGACCTCTCCACCAGCAGGCCCGCCCACGGTAACCTGCCAGTTGGATACGGCCCGCGTGGTATCGACCGGCGTCTGGTCTGCGATGACCTCCAAGCCAGCTTCCACAATAGACTGGACAGCGGCGTTCATGCCCTCCTTTACACCCTCACCCCACGTGGCAACGACCTTGGGCATCTGATCGAACGGGTAGGTGGGCATGGCTACTTTCCTCTTGCGTTATGGGGTCCCTTCGGCGCGGCCTGAATACGCTTCTCAGCCTTCTTCTCAATATACACCTTGTCCATGGCTCGCATCAACCAAGTGAATCGTTGGAAGTCAGCAGGTGAGTCGTTGAAGCCACACGCATTGGCATACGCATGCAGAGCGGTCCACGGGATTACTCCATCTGCCCGGCAGGTACTGAGTTCGAAGAATGCTTCGTACTCTCCACTGAGCCAAGGCAGAAGCTCCGGCGCATTTGCGATGCGATCAGGAACCTTCTGCCTTGCCTTGATGGCCTGCAATACGATGTCGCCGTCCTTGTCCCCGTGGTCTAGGTAGTAGACAAGGACTTCGGTTAGTTTCCCGCTTCGTCCTCGACGGTGGCCGAGTTGAAGGTGGACAGGGCCTGCGATTCACCCATGAGGAAATCGTACAGGTTCGGAAGTTGCTTCATCAGGCTCTCGGCGTTCTCGCGGTTGAACGGAACGACTTCGCCCTGCTTGTTCTTGACATCACGCCAGTCCAGCAGGAGAGTTTCGAAGAAGCACTTCTTGGCGATTTCGTTGATGAGGTCCATGCGCTCCGGGGTGATGTCCTTGCTGTTGCGGAACAGAGCCATGTTCGGCTTCATGAGCATGGTCTGGACTTTGGTGTAGCGCTTGTTTGCGCCGCCAGCGCGGGCGATCTTGAACGCCGGGGGATTCGGGTTGGCCTCGGTCGGCTCACCTGCCGGGTAAACCCACTTGCCGGTGACCTCCACATTGGTATCGGTTTCGAAAGTGTCGAACAGCACGTTGCTCATTGTCATCTCCTGTTATGGTTGAGGCCGGAGTTTTCACCCCGGCCCCATCCCTATAGCTTATGGTTAATGCGAATGCAAGGCCCTTACGCGGACGCGGCAGTCGGCAGGTAGTCGTAGAACACCATGAGCAAGGTGTGGTCGAACACCTCGTCAGCAGCGGCAGGCATTTCGAGGTTGAGCATGATCGGCTTGTCCTGCTCGACCTTCAACCGGCCATCGCCAAGGGCAATGAGCGGAATGTCGATTGCGATACCCGCGTTGTCCTTGATGACGATACCATGGATGGTCACGTCGCTGTTGTTGCGGACGGCAGCCACGGCGGTCACATTCGAGAAGTAGGCATTCGCGCTGCCGTCCACGACGAACTGGCCAGCGGTCATGTCGAACGACCCGAGGTAGGAGACTGCCTTGTTCGCGCTGATGTTGTTGTTCACCTTGATCGTGAACTCAGACAGGAAGGCGAACAGCGCCGAGGGATTGGCACCGGCAGTGCGGTCGAGGATGGACATCTTCAGCACCGCGAAGTCGTTGGACGTGTTGTATGCGTCCTCGGCCACGATGCTCGGGCGCGTACCAGCCTTCACGCCGACAACACCCGTGCGCTGCTCGTGGTCCGTACCCATGAAGCCCATGGACACGGTGGCCTTGTCAGCGGTCGAGAAGTTGAACTCGGCTTCGTTGGGGACGGCACCGACAACGTACTCGCTCTGAATCTGCGAGGGCGAAGCGTCATCCGAAGCGCCCAAGGTGCGCTCAAGCTGGAAGGTGCGGCGAACCTGAAGGCTGGCCGTGCTTTCGTTCTTGATGACACGACCGAACCACAGACGGATGGTCTTCGTGGTGTTGGCTTCGGTGATCATCGTAGTGTTGGTCTTGTCGAAGGCAACGCGGTTCGCGGCCACAGTGTAGACGCGAGCCCACGTGTTGTTCGCGGCGGTCGAAAACTGCATGGCCGAAGTGTCACCACCCATGTAAATCCACTCGCCCGGAATGATCCCGAGCGTGGTGAAGTCCAAGGTGGTCGAGGTGATGGCCGGAAGAGTGCCAGACGCATCCACGTCGATGTCGCCGGTCGCAGACTGGAAGCCTACGACAGTGATCTTCGCACCAGACGGCGGCGAAGCCTCAGCGGTCAACTGGCCAGTGGCGACTTCGACGGAGACGTTCGAAGTGACGACAGTGACCACGTTCAGCGCATTGTTGCCGGTGTTGGTGAAGCCAGAGCCCTTGATGAGCGAGCCCGCGAGGAAGCCGGAAGTGGAAGCCACTTCGTATTCATCCGGGTTGCCGCCGTCGATGTCAACAGCGGTGACAGCCTCTTCACCCTTGCGGCGGAAGTCCGCGAAGAAGAAACCCTGAAGCAGGTCCTGAAGACCGTTCTGGAGAAGATCGGAAGTGAA